GATCATGACATGAGTACCACTTGCTTTGTGTACCGACAGTTGATCTGATGTAAAACTTCCTCCACCTGACATAATTTTCTCCTATTGTTTGTGGCTCCCGAAAGAGCCACTAATTTTATTTATTAAAACTGTTGAACGTTTATAATAAATCTAAAGTTACCATTAGCTGATGCGTTTACAGTATTTGAAATTTGCAAGAAAATACTTCTTGCTGCACCAGAAACGTTAGCCGCTGGAGATGCTGCAGGTGTTGCATCACTTCCAGTTGTGTTAATTAATGTTAAGTTGTAACCAGCTCCTGCAGGAACAGTAGTTCCACCATCAAGAATTTGATCTGTGATAGCAGCCACTAATTGTGCTCCGCCTGTTGCAGTTCCAACTTTGAAACCAATGTCACCAGCTCCAGTTAAAGTTGGTGCGGAAGTACAAACAATATCAATAGAAGTAATAATTGAATTATTTGGCTGAGAGAATGTTGCCTCAGTTATTCCAGCTGTTGATGCTACGACTACATCTGCAGTTCCTTGTGCGACAAGTTTTGTACCTGTGTAAACACCTGTGGAACTAATTGCGAATACATTTGTAAAAGCACCTGTAGATGCGTTTTTCGTTGCTCCAATAAAACCGTTCTCCGATCGTACCGGTCCCGAAAATGTTGTGTTAGCCATAATTTTCTCCTTTGTATAGCGTTAGTTATGTCGTCTCTATACCGTCTGCCTAGCCAGTCGACATAATAATTATTTTTCTAGGTCTTAATATTATACATAAAAAAAGGGGCGATGTAAAACACCGCCCCTTGATAATTAACTTTTAACAGTAGTTATTAACTAGTTGGTAGATTTCCGTTACCAAAAATACATCTTGGATCAGAAAATCCAAAAGAGTATCTTTCTCTAGCTTTAAATCTCATGTTACCAGTATCGAAGTCACCTTCCATAGCAGTTTTGATTGGTGATCTAACAAACATTTTTAGTCCATTAGGCACATCAGTTAACAAGAAGTATGAATCTGTGTCAGTTAAAAAGTTATTAACTCTGTAACCTTCAGGTACCATACCCATGTTATTAATTGCATTGATGTCATTGTCGGCAGTTCCAACTCTCATTGGCGACTTCATGATTCTCTCAGCAGTAAATTGTAATTCTTTTGGAATTATCATTTTTCTACCAGAAGAAGCAATTTTTAAGCCTCTTTCATCGACAAATCCAGCAATGTCAATTAATGACTGCTCGAGTGAAGTTTCGTTAAGATCTGCAGCAGTTGCTAGAACGTTTGAGAAAGTTCCACCAGTTGCAAGTGGGTGAGCGTTTCCAATTAGGGATTCACCGTCTCCACCTGTTACAGTAGTTACTTGCGCATTGTTCAAAACATTTGCAGCTTTAACTTGCTTCGTGTTTGCCATAGATCTTGCAAGAGCTCTTGTGTATCTGCCCGCAAGTCTATCGTATAGGTTGTCTTCGATCGCTTCTTCAGTAATAGCAAATGCTAAAGCGATAGTTTCGTGGTTGTATCTAGCTGTGAAAGTTTCACCTGCTTGATCGAACACTACTCCAGCACCTTCTTGTTTAGTTGGTGCAGAAGCGAAACCGCTTAACATTACTTCTTCTTCAAAAGCTCTGTCAGATGTTTCAGTAG